TTGAATGGGGACCTTGGGATAATAGCTTGATGCAAAATGGCTACACAGCGCAAAATGGCATCCAAAGCATGGGCAAGCACATCGTCTATCAAAAAGACTGGGACTTTGTGCCTTGCGATAAAGAGGGCATAAAAGAGCACGGCATCGAGAAGACTTTAATGGATTTTAGCGATGAAATGCCAGAGATAAAAGAAAAGATAAAACAAATTTTAAAAGGAGAAATATGAAATCACTAATTACCCCCCCCCATTTTATCACTAGAGACTACTCTCACATAAAACTTAGCTATGTTACGCATTTTTATTGCGATCAAAACGATATAAACTCTGTTCTCAATTTATTAAATGCTTATGCTAAATATGATCCGGAATTGCTGGATATTATGGAATTTGTCATAATAGATGACGGCTCGCCATTAAAATATGAAATACCAGATTTCAATCTAAATTTACGCTGGATAAAAATCAATGAAGACATAAAATGGAACCAAAGTGGAGCAAGAAATTTAGGAGTTCTAAGCGCAAAAAGTGATAAATTAATAATCACAGACTTAGATCATATCTTTTATGAAGACACATTAAAATTTATGGCAACCTATAATTTTAAAGAAAAAGAAATCTATAAATCTAGACGTACCCATATTAATAGAAATGGCTTTGTAGCAGGCAACTATCCTGGCGCAGGAAATATATATGCAATGAGCCGAGGTGATTTTTTAAAATATTTTGGCTATGATGAAGAATTTGCTGGAAACTACGGCTATGAAGATAACTTTTGTGCTGAATATTTTAATACACTTGGTTTTAAGAGAAAATATATTACAAAGAGAAAATATTTTTGTGAGGGGGGGTATAGAAAATGAGAGTAAGAAATTTTAGCACTATATTTTTGAAAGCGCGTAAAATAGGCATTTTAAAAAGCTTCACTCTCAGTTATAATGTAAAAATTCAGCTGCAAGAAAAATCCCTATAATCCCAAATCGTCCATTTTGTCCCAAAAAAGAGGAAAAATTTAACACCACAAACACTTATAAAAGCCCAAACAATCACTCTTTAAATACCATTTAAAGCCTCCCGAAATTTGTCCCGATATTTTATCCATCACAGCCGTATATCGCTTAAGATTTGCCACTGAATGCACAGCGAATTTTTAAAAATATAGGCATTAAACATCAAAAAATAAAGAAAAATGATGTTTAATAAAATTTAATGATGTTTAATCCGTAATTATAGAGTTGCTATAAGGTCTACAATTAAACATCATTTGCAAATTATGCCAAAAAAACTATTTTAATCTTAAATATTGTTTAAAAATAACTTAAACGATTAAACATCATTTTAAGTCTATTTTAAATAATACATTTAATCACTTTACCGACTATATGACAAGACCCATAAGTATCTTCGTCAAGCTCAAAGCTTTCATAGTCTTTGTTCGTACTTTTGATATATAAATTTCCGCGCGGCGTTTTTTGTAGAATTTTTACCATAAGATTGTCGTTATACATGATTACATACAATCCGTCGCCTTTAAATTCTTTTGTTTTTTCAAAAATAACCCAGTCGTCTGGATGAAGCATCGGCACCATAGAATAGCCATCGACTTGAGCCATACGTAGTTTTTCGTTTTTCATTATAGTTTTAAAAAAAGTCGCTGGAACAAAAAACTTATCATCTTCATCTATAACATCGACTTCCGTTATGTCTACGCTCGTGCCTGCACCGACTTTTTGGTTTATTTTTTTTATCCAGTAGCCATCTATATTACTTTGCTTTTGCATACTTTTACATACTTGATCAAATTTTTTAAATGCTGTGTCTGGTATAGAATTTCTATTAATCCATTTATCCATTGCTGGTCTCTCAACACCTAATTTTTCGCGAAGCTCTTTATCGGTCTTTATATTCAGACTAATTTTCCATCTATCTAAAATTTCTCTTGAGTTTTGATCCATAAATACCCCTTTTATAAAAAAAATATGCAAAATTTAAAATATATCTTGACAATGTATGCAAATATCTGTATAATTCTTTCAAATCTACGAAAAATTATATCTTATTTGAGATTAAATCTTTCAAAGGTTCGAAATAGTTCTTTAAATTTTAAAAGGGAGATACTATGGACGATTTTGTTTCGTGAATAGTATTTTGTACTATGCAGCTATGCGTTTTTATCTGATGAATAGT